AAGGTTCATCAGAATATGGGTTTTTGTACCAATCCACTGTCATTAAATAAGTTGCCCAAATTTTAGTACTATCACGAAGAACTACCTGACATCTCTTTTCATACAAGTAATCATAAGTAGTGATTGTTACATTCTCTGAAAAACAATCCCATAGTTGTTTGAAATGAAATGGAATATCGTTTTTTGGTTCTTTCATGAAAATTTCGGAGATTGGAACTCTCGACCTCATCATACCATAATCAGTCATGATGTGAAAGGTTAATATTTTACCCGCAACCGACTGAACCGCAAAGGCATACGCTTTGTGGAATTTATTATCGTCTTCAGGATTTTTTGTAAAATGTGAGACTCTAACTAAACACTTAAACAATTCAATATTTTCATTATATACCGCCATATTAATAAATATCTTAAAAGAAAAAATCCCGATTTCTCGGGATTTTATTTTATGATGAACATCCAAAACATTCAAAATCACTATTTGCCGGTTTTGGTGGTAAATTCATATGACTGTAATCAACCTTTGGTGGTTCAGGTGTTACATTTGGTTTTGACATCTTTGATATGTCTACCGCCAAGTGTTTTGCCCCCGTTGAAATTGCCTTTGTTCTAACATAATAACAAAGTGTTTTCAAACCTTTTTCCCAACTATAGAAATGTGAGGATGAAATCTTAGACAAAGATGGGTTACCCATATAAATGTTCATTGATTGTGATTGGTCAATAAATGGCCCTCTATCGGATGCCATCTCAATCAAAGCTTTTTGTGAAATTTCCCAAATTTGTATAGAACCTTCGTTTAGAATTATCTCATTCTTTAGGTCCTCACACCAAATACCGAGTTTTTCAAAATCATTAATCAAATACTTGTTGACAATCATAATCTCACCACCAACAACTCTTCTGTTAAAAATAGCCGAGTGAGCCGGTTCAGTCATTTCATATGAACCTGTAATCTTAGCCGCTGACGCCACAGGCATTTGAGCGGTGAATAAAGAATTACAAACACCATAATCTTTAACTTCTTCTTTCAATGAATTCCAATCCCATCTTCCTGATAATTCACCTTCATTCAGACCCCACATATCAAATTGGAATACCCCTTCTGACATTGGTGAGCCGTTAAAGAAATCATATGGTTTATATTCTTCTGACTTACATAAACGACAACTTTCAGTAATTGCCGCAAAATAAATTGTTTCAAATATTTCTTTATTCAGTTTCTTTGCTTCGTCAGATGTGAAGATGTAATCCATCAAATAGAATACATCAGCAAGTCCTTGTGTTCCGATTGCAATTGCCCTTTGTTCACGTCCACCCTTGTTCCCTTTCTCAGTTGAGTAGTTGTTAATATCCACAACTTTGTTAAGAGCTCTAACAACTTTACGAGTTTCTTCATACAACAACTGATGGTTAAATTCTCCGTCTTTAATGAAGTTCTTTAATACCATTGATGATAAGGTACAAATAGCGGTAGTATTCTCATCTGTATATTGGTAAATCTCGTTACAAAGATTTGATTGCTTGATTACACCAATGTTTTGATGATTCGTCTTTTTGTTTATCATTCGGACAGAACAAATACCAATCACCATTGTTCTTAACTGCCTTCATAAAGTTATCGGGAATCCAAAGAGCGGTAAATAAGTCACGAGCTCTTAATTCTTCAGCACCTGTATTCTTTTTAATATCCAAAAGGTCAAAAATATCTTTATGCCAAGGTTCCAAATAAATTGCCGCTGAACCAGGACGACGACCTTGTTGATTAAAGAAACGAAGTGATTCATTAACAATTTTTAGATACTTCAAAAGTCCACCAGCGAATCCACCTGATGATGAGATACGACTTTCTTTACTACGAATATTAGACATAGAAAGACCAATACCTGCGGCGTCTGATGAATATGTCGAAATATCTTTCATTGTATTCAAAAGCCCTTCTCTTGAGTCTGCATCATTGTAGTGAAGAACACAAGAAGCAAGTTGTGGAACCTTTGTACCAGCATTAATCATAATTGGTGTTGCCGGTGAAATAAGTTGACTTGAAAGAGACTTGTAGTATTCAACAGCTTGTTCAAATGACTTAGTAACCCATATTGCAACACGCATATACATATGTTGTGGTCGTTCGATTGTCTTACCACTTGGTAGTTTCAAAAGATACATCTCCTGCAATGACCTCCAAGCGAAGTAATCAAAGTTATAATCATTATCGTGATTGATAACTTCATCAACATTAGATGGCCCATAACTGCTAATCATTTTGATAAACTCCTCATTAACAATCCCTTCTTTGTAAAGTTCCATCATAGTGTTTGAGAAACTTGGGTTTGTTTCTTTATGATAAGCGGAAATTGCAACTGATGATGCAAGTCTTGAGTAGTCGTGATGACTACCAGTAAATGCCGCCGCAATCTCATAGATTAACTTATCAAGTTCTTTTGTGGTAATTTCACCTTCAGTTGGAACTGAGGTAATTACCTTAATAAAAATCTCATCGGAATTAATGTTTAAACCTTTGGCGGCTCTTTTAATTCTATTATATATTTTCTGTGGGTTAAAAGACGCATCTTCCCCACTACGTTTTTTAATTTTTAGTGACATCATAGTTTTATAAAATAATCAATTAAAAGTCATCCGTAAAGGACAATGTTTCGTTCAACTTTGCTTTCTGATACTCAACAGTCCTTGACTCAAAGAAATTACCTTTTGTTTCAACTGCGATTTGTTCCATAAATTTAAATGGTTGTTCAACATTAAAATGTTTTTTACATCCAAGTTTAACAAGTAATCCATCAACAACAAACTCAAGATATTGTTTCATAAGATTTGAGTTCATTCCGATAAGTGAAACAGGTAATGATTCAGTAATAAATTCTTTTTCAATCTCAAGTGCCGATAATAAAATTTCTTTAATTCTCTTTTCACTTGGTTTGTTTTCACAGTGATTGTTTAAAAGGTGAATTGCAAAGTCACAGTGAAGATTTTCGTCTTTAAAGATAAGTGAATTTGCATTACACAAACCTTGCATGATTCCTCTTGATTTTAACCAAAAAATTGAACAGAATGAACCTGAGAAGAATATTCCTTCTACAGCTGCAAATGCCACGAGTCTTTCTTGGAAGGATGCGTTTGTAATCCAATCAAGAGCCCACTTGGCTTTCTTTTGAACTGCTGGAAGTCTGTCAATTGCGTGGAAACATTCATCCTTTTCATTTGGATTTGACACATATGTATCAATCAAAAGTGAATACATTAGACTATGGATATTCTCCATCGCTAGTTGCATTCCGTAAAAGAATTTTGCCTCGGGGTATTGTACTTCTCGGTAGAAGTTCTCAGCCAAATTTTCATTAACAATTCCATCTGATGCCGCAAAGAATGATAAAACATTCTTAACAAAGTATTGTTCATTCTCTGAAAGGTTCTCCCAATCACGAATGTCACCCGACAAATCCACCTCTTCAGCCGTCCAAAATGCGGCTTGGTGCATTTTATAAAATTCCCATATGTCGTTGTGTTCAATCGGAAATATAACGAAACGATTTGGATTTTCTACCAATATTTTTTCCATAATAAATGCTCCTATTTTATAATAATTATACTGTTTGTTGTTTCTTTCTTTCTAGAATTTCACGAATTCTATCTCTATTTTTTTGTTCTTTGTTTTCTTCAAAACCTAACATTGTCATGGAACTTTCTGTATCAATTACAAGTAGTTCATTATCAAATTTACAGTTTTCAAAGATTACTCCGTCTTTGCCGATACGTGATTTTGTGATAGCAATTGTTGCAAGTTTAAGTTCCTTTTGTTGTAATGTTTTAGCCACTGATATGATAACGTGACCAACTTGAGCTTTCTTAATTGAACCTCCCATTTGGTCTGTCGTTACAACTTCAGATGAAATTGAACTTCTGTTACCTTGTGTTGCTGTCCATCCTGCGATGTGTAACTCGTGACACATTGCTTCAAATGCTCTCATTACTGAACCTTCACTTTTCCACTCATCATCCATCATCTTCTCAGGTGTTACACAATCAATGTAGTCCAAGATTATAACATCAATCTTAATTTTAAGAATAAGTCTGTTTTTCATCTTATCTTGAACTTCGGTTACTTTCTTCATAACCTCTTCTTTGTGGTCACCAAGAAGGTCAGGTGCAATTCCAGTCCAAAGGGTAAAGTGTTTTCTTTGAATAATCTTTGGATTATCCTCAAAGAATATCTGTAACACATTGAATCCCATATTGAAAGCGTGGTTGGCAATCTTTGTTGTCAAACTTGTTTTACCGACACCTGTTGGTGCGAGTATCACTCCGATTTCACCTTTTGCAAGTCCACCTTTTAATAGATTGTCAATACCTGGAATTCCCATTGGAATTGGATGACGATAATCTTCTTGAAGAACTTGGTCCAAGTTTTCAAAAACATCACCTGTATCTTTTTCTATAACACCAACTTGAAGAGCTTCTCTTACCATCTCTTCAAGGGTGTCATAGTTTTCAAATTCACCTCCGTCAATAATCTTTTGAGCCTTTCCCATTACCTTCTGAAGCTCTTGTTGCTTACAGAATTTGAGAGCCTTTTCTTGTACAAAAAGTGCTCCTTCTTCAGATACATTTTTAATATCATTAATTGTATCCAAAGTGATTTTTAACATCAGTTCTTGGGTAATCTCTGACTTGATAATTTGATGCAATGTGTCGTAGGTTGGAGCACAATCGAACTTTTTGTAGTACTCTTTAATCATCTGTATGATGATTTTGTAATACTTGTTTTCAAAGTAATTTGCCTCAAGTACCTCCAATATTGAGTGAGAAAAGTTCTTATCAATTATTATCTGATTGATAAGTTGTTGTTGGAAAGTACCTCCTAAATAATCAAAATTCTTGTCAGCCATCTTAGTCCTTTTTTAAGTAAATATTGTTAGACTAAGGAGTATCCCATCAAATCGTAAGTTAAATTTTTAGAAGAAAATACTTCGGTCAAATTAGACAAAACCCCTTTAAGATATGGTCGAATATCTACTGTGTATCGAACTTTTGGGGGGTAAGGTTTTGCATCAAAAGTATAGTGGTACATAACGTTACCATTGTATTTTAGATACAAATTAAACACCTCTGGTCCATCTGTGAAAGATGTTTCAAGAACCTCAGGGTTTTCCATAATTTCATATTGGTTGTCAGACATATAGGAAACACTCTTCATCTTCAGATGTAATTTCATAGTCTCAACAAACCCATCCAACAATTCCAAAAGCTCCACTGAATTTTTGGCCTTTGGGTTGTAGTCTTTAACGTTAAAATAACGTTGTACAATAAAGTTGTCATTTACGGTCATCAAAAACTCCAACTTTGTTAAATCTGCATTTTGCTCTTTCATAAAAAATTTTACTTTGTTTTACTTTTTTCTTTTCTTGTTAACTTTAAAAATGGTGTGATAAAATATGTCCATGCGTCATCCGTTTTTGGAAGAAATTTAAAAATCCCGTCAGCCACCATAAACTTGATTAGATTCTTATAACTTCTACCATCTGTGTCCAATTTCTCAGAATAAACTAATCCAACTTGTTCAATTGCCTCATCATTTAATAATGGGTTAGACAAATCAACAATCTTTTCATTTATCTGATAATACTCTTTTTCAAATATACCTGATTTTGTCTTACCAGTCAAAATATTTTTCAAAGTTGTGTTATCTTTTTGTTCTTTTAAAAGAATTTCCGCCTTATCCAAAATTTCTTGGTAAGTAACTTTTCTTTCAAGTACTTCAGGAAATAATTTGACGAGAGTCTTTTCACCAAGAGACTGAATACCTTCAATGTTATCAGATTTATCTCCCATCATAATTTTTAGGGTTAAAATATTATAGTGGGGAAATTCAAAATCATTTAATTTGATTTTGTCTCCGTTTTTAAATGTTGCACGTAAATTTGGCGAATATACGGATACTTTTTCAGAAATTAGTTGGGTAAGGTCTCTATCACCTGAGAAAATCAATTTTTCTTCATTTTCAGATATTTTACAATACTCAGCCATTAAGTCGTCAGCTTCGATTCCTTGGACTTCAAGTTGTCTGACGTACATTTCCTCCAAATATTGTTTTACTCTGTTTTTTTGGTACAAATAAGAAATATATATGGGGTCCTCAAACGTTAGTCTTCGGTTCATTTTATATTTCGGATAAAGTACCTCTCTTTGTGAGCGAGACTCCTCACCGTCCCAAAAAACCACAACCTTATCAAAGTTGTGTTCATCAATAAACTTTCTAAGGGTATTAATAAAATGGAAAAGACCTCCAATATGGTTTCCATTGTGGAAATAGTCTTTCACACCATGGAAACCAATTTTGAACAGGTTGTTACCGTCTACAAGTAGAGTCTTCTTCACAGATACAAAGATAATTGATTACTCTTCGTTTTCAAATACTTCTTCTGTTTCATCAAGAATTATTTCACCAGTTCCTGAAAGTATTGCGTTCCAGTACTGT